TTTATCCCGGGTTATGCTCGCGATTTGGACGCTGATACGTTGAACTCGCTTCAAGCTGTGTTGGCTCAGGAAAAAGCCCGTATGTTGGCGGTCTATGTGGAACGTACCGGCGTGGAATCAGAAGCGTTGGAAAACCAAATGGCGAAAGCCTCTTGGTTCGGTCCAGAAATCGCGAAGCAGTTGGGCTTCATTAGTGAAGTCCTGGCTCCGATTTCGGCAAAAGGTGAGGACTTGTTAAACCCTACAAATAACAAAAGTGAAATGAAAAAAGAAAAACAAAAACAAACCGTAGCTGAGGCATTTCGTGCTTTGGGAAAAGCTCTTGGAGTCGTTAAAGACGATGAAACAAAGGGTATGGAATTGACAACCGCGGGCGGTGATACCTTGACCGTTGAGCGTGAAGAAGGTGAACCGGCTGTAGGTGATACCGCATCCCCAGACGGCGAACACGTTATGCCAGACGGCAGAACAATCGTAGTAACTGACGGCGTGATTGTGGAAATCCGCGATGCTGAAAACGCAGAAGACGAGACAGACGAAGACGTAGAAGCTTTGCAGACTCGTATTGCTGAGCTTGAAGCAGAAGTTAAGGAACTGAAAGCGAACGCAAAGAGCAAGGAAGACGCTCGCATTTTGGCAGCAGTAAAGGCCGCAGGTGGTGAAGCATGGCTTTCTAAAGCACGCAGTAACTACAAGGTTGACGCAGAACCAAAGGCAAAGGTCACTGGCTCACGTCTTGAAGCGAAGTTGGCCGAACAACGTGAAATTTTGAAGTCACGAATCTAAGAGAGAGAAAATGTAGAAGTTTTCGCTTGATTAATAAATGCAAGTAATAATTTAAAATAAATACGGATATGAAGAATTTGAAAGATTTTGAGGCTCCTTCGCCTTACATTGAAAAACTTTCAGAGCTTATATTTTTGGCAACGGTCAAGAATGTAGAACTCGACAAGGTTGTTACTATGATGGGTAATGTGAAGCATGGTAAACCTATTGGCGGTGTCGGTGAAATCGGCCTTATCGGTAGCTTGTCACAAGGCTGCAAGGAAGCGTTCGAAAAGTTGCAGTTGATGGGCATCGAAAAGAAGTGGGACCTCGCAGAATGGGTTGTGCCTTTGGAATTTTGCTATGACGACATCAAGGGTAAGCTCGAAGGTTTGTCGTTGAAGGAAGGCATTGCTATCGAAGACATGACTCACGATGAGTACATGACCGAAATTGTGATGCCGATGCTTGAAAAAGCCATTCTTAAGATGTTGTGGCGCTTTATCTGGTTCAACGATAAGGAAGCCAAGAATGTTGCAGAAGGTGGCGTTATCACTGACGGTGTTGATTTGAAGTATTTCACGTTGAACGATGGTTTGTTTAAGCGTATTTTCGCTATCATGGCAGCTAAGCCAGGTCAGCATGTGGCAATTGAAGCTAACGCAAAAGCTACCATCGCCGAGCAACGTAAAGCATTGTACATCCAAGGTGTTGCAACTAACATCATGGATTCCATGATTGCGGCTAAGTCACCAAGAATGGGTGCAAAGGAAAACGTGTCATTTAAGATGACCGAAGCATTTGCAGAAGCGTTGCGTTGGGATTTGAAGAAGAGCAATAGCGGTGACTTGGTTTTCACTGAAACAAAGGACGGTGTTAAGCTTGCAAAGTATGCGGGTTATGACGTGATTGTTCTTCCAATCTGGGACCAGATGATTGGCGAATACGAAAACCTTGGTGCAACTTACAATAAGCCTTACCGTGTGGTATTGTGTGCAAAGGGTGACTTGTTGGTTGGTACTGGTTCTAAGAACTCTCTCAATGAGTTCCGTACCGGCTTTGAAGAAAAGGAAGGTACTAACTGGTACAAGGCTAAGGATGAAATCGGCACTCAGACACTCGAAGACGATTTGATTGTCGCTGCATACTAATCCAAGGGGGTGAAATTCCCCCTTTCTCCTAAAATGTCTAATAATTAAAAAATCCGAACAATATGAGCGATTGTGTAAAATACGTTTTAGCAGGTATCGAAAGAAACTGTGCTAACCCGGTTCAAAAGGGCGTTGAAAAGACTGGTTGGATTGTAAACCGCGACCACGTGGATTTGATTAACTCCGTTGTGGCAGGTTCCAAGATTACAACTTTGGCTTTCAATGACGATGCGCCTGAAAAGCCTCTTTTCCCTATTGTTATCGCCGGTAAGACTCCGTTTAACGGTTTGAAGTCTTCTTTGGTCGTGGGTACTTACTCGAACTCATGGACAAAAGAAGCTCCGATTGTGATTCTCGATACTGGTGCAGCCGTTGTAGAAAATGTTATCAATCCGTTAACCGCAGCTGATTCCTCTTTCATCCTGATTGTGGAAAACAAGTTCAAGGGCCAGAATGGTGATAACGCATACGAAGTTTACGGCTATGACCAGGGTTTGGTCGCATCAGCGGGCGAAAACGACAAGTACAATGAAGAATGTGATGGCGGTTGGAAGGTAACTTTGACTGAGGAAGCCGCAGCCCATGCAGCTTTGTTCTTGGAACCTACCGTAGAAGAGGCAACCGGGGCAGCCGTTACTAAGAAGTTTATCGAAAGTAAGGCTTGGACTAAAACCGCTGAGTAATGGGCCTTCTGAAAGAAGTTGAAAATCTGATAGCCGCTGCCACTACCGGCGGCGGTTTATCATATCCACAAAAAAGGAGGGTGGAAGAATTGACACGGCTCATCCTAAATGCTGAGGTTAGGCAGTGTAATTGTTCCGACCGCTTTTTGGATGCCTTGTTCATGTGTAGAAAACAATTAAAAACCTATGGAATCATGAAACCATGCAAGTATAAATTAAAGAATAACGTTGTGTTGCAGTTTCAAAACAACGTGTACACAAATGCCAATTTGACCGATGAAGTTGCAGAAGCGTATTTGGCAAAATATCCGAACACTACTTATTTCGCTGAAAAGAAAGTTATTGAAGTTTCAGAGAAACAAGCAGAAAACACCGACCCGGTGAAGCGTTCCGAAGGTGATGATTTGACCGAAGCAGTAGAATCTATCAAGGATATGTTTAGCCGTGGCATCGGTATGATGGAAATTCGCGAACGCATGAAGAATTTCGTATTTTCAAACGGCGATACAATCGCATGGCGAGGCGTGCAAGAAGCAATTAAGATTTTCAAGGAATCTGTAAACGAATCATCTGAAAATGAAAACGTCAACACTGAAGAAGAAAGCAAGTAAGCGGGTGCAGTCGAGCTATCAAAGCTCACTGAACTTGTTGGCTTACGGTAGCGACAACTTATATCCCCAGACGGCTGACCTGATTGTTTCGGCCAGCCCGACCGGGGCCGTTTGTCTCGACCGCTACGCCAAGTTCATCAAGGGTAACGGCTTGCTCAACGTTGCTTTCTCAGAATACGTTGTTAACCGTGCAGGTGAAACGGCGGATGAATTGCATAGCCTTGTTTGCGATGATTTGGCCCGCTACGGTGGTTTTGCTCTTCACGTGAACTATAACATTTTCGGCGAGATTGTGGAAGTACAGCATTTCCCGTTTCAGAATATCCGTTTGGCAGAATGTGACGATGATGGCTTTATTTCGGAATTGGTGACACATCCAGATTACACTGGCGAAAGCACAAAGAACAAAAAGCGTCTGAGTGTTACAGCCGCAAATTGCGAGCGTTTCCCGATTTTCAACCCGGATAAGGCTGTAGTTTTAGCCCAGATAATGAAAGCGGGCGGCGTTGAGTTCTACAAAGGTCAAATCATGTACGTTTCCCGTGCAGGACGTATGAAATACCCGACAACTATCTATGACAGTGTTTTAACGGACATGTCAACAGATGAAGGTATTTCAAACATCAAGTACAGAGACGTTAGACATGGCTTTGTAGCAGCCGGTATCGTTGTCACTGAAAAAGGGTCGCCCGTGGACGGTTTGGACTTGTCAGACGATGAACTTCAAGAAGAACTTGACGAACTGCAAGACCAACTGGAAAAGTTGCAAGGCGATGAAGCAGTAGGCAAACTTTTAGCGGTTTCAGTCGGTCAGAACGAAAAAGCCCCTGAAATCATGCCATTGCAAAAGGCCAATCATGACAAGTTGTTTGAGGTCACAGAAAAGAGCACTACGGAAAGAATTTACGCAGCTTTCAATCAAGAGGCATTTTATCGCATCCGTACTGGCTCCGTTGGTTTCAGCTCAGAAATGATGGAAGATGCCTATTCTCTTTATGCTGCTATGGTTACTCCAGAGCAACGCATGATTGAACGGGCTTTCACCAGAGTTTTCAAGCATTGGCACGAGGTTTGCAACCCGTCAAATGATTACAGTACACAACCACTTAAATACGTGAAGCTATGATAATTCAACCGCAAGATATAACAACACTTTGCCGATTTACGGACATGGACGATTCTGACTTGGAACGCTTTATCGAGACAGCGGAAAATGTGGACTTGAAAATTCAGTTAGGCTGTGAGCTTCTGGATAAGGTAAAAACCAATCCGGAGCAATATGCGGAACTTCTGGGCGGTGGACGATACGAAGACAAGGACGGCACTATTTTCACGTTCTCAGGGCTTAAAAAGGCTCTTGCTTTCTATGCCTACAGCCGCGCGGCAAAGCAAGGTACGGAAATTTTGACGCGTACCGGTCTGGTGGATAAGTTGAACGACTATTCCCAAAAAACTGACCAGAAAAATCGCGAGATTGTGGCCAAGGAAACCCGCGATGTTGCAGACTACTACATGCGTGAAGTCATGCAGTATTGCAAGTTCAAGGGCTACATTTCAGAGTGTGCCAAGCCAATCAGACGAAAGAATATTTACCGTGTAATCGGGGAGGGCTAAGGATGGAAAGAGATAATCTGGAAAGCTTAGGCCGTGGCACTTCGATGGTTGTGTTTGGTAGCGAGCTGACCGCATTGGCGTGGGATATGCGTTGGCTATTCTTGACAGCCTTTTGTCTGATTCTGGTTGACTTCTGGTTTGGTACTCACGCATCGCATAAGCGTGGGGAGCATTTCCGGACATCGCGAGCCGTTCGCCGGACTCTTTGTAAAATGGTGGACTATGTTTGTGTTGTAATCCTGGGTGCGTTTCTGGGCATGGGAATCGGTGAACCGTTAGGCATAAAACATGAAATTGTAGCAGCTATTTGTGTACTGATTGCCATTTGTGTAGAAATAGATTCCATTTATACAAACTGGTGCGAAGTGCATGATGTTAGAAAACGTTTCAGTATCGCGAAACTTGTCACCGGGATAATCGGCATCAAATCCAAAGAGCTGAAAGATGCTATAAATGAATCAGAAGTAAAAGATGATAACAATCCAAATAAAGACGTATGATGAAGGAAATCAAGTATAAACCATTGGAAGACCAACCAAAGGGGAAAGTAGTCAAACCGTTATACATACAAATTAAATGCTGAGGTATGGGAAAGATTCGAAGACCGAAAGCTATGGTTTTCGTTTTTAGCGAAACGAGTTCGGACAAAATTCATTGTCCTTTTTGTGGTACGGAAATGTCTATTAGTGAAAAGCCGATTGCAGCTTTGGAACAAATAAACTATTCGTGCCCAAAATGTAAAACTTTAGTTGAGTATTTACCAAATTAAGTAAGAACATGACAAAGAACGAAAAGAATTTTGACGGCGTACATTGTCCGTTTTGTGGTACAAAAATGATTTGGGGTTCGGATTTCATGGCATCGGAAACCGGGCATTTGGACCCGGAAACACCATTGGAAAACGATGTAATGGTAAAATATTACTCGTGTCCTGATTGTGGGGCATCAGGTGAATTTGTTCAAAACATGGAGGAGTAAACATGGCTAAGAAAGTAAAATCAAGGGCACACATCCCATCTGTGTTGAAGTTTGCAAAGGCTCACGGCATAACGCCGCATTGGTGTGAGGTTGACGGCATTTTTGCAACTCCAAACGGCATTTGCCCGTTTTGTGGAACCAAAGGAACACCCTACAAAGACCAAGGAAAATGAGAAAGATAAATACTATCGTAATCCATTGCAGCGCAACGCCGGAGGCTATGACTTACCCGTTGGAAACGCTGAGAGCCGACCACAAGAAACGTGGCTTTGCCGACATCGGCTATCATTACTACATCCGTAAGGATGGAACGGTCCAGGAAGGGCGACCATTGAACCAAATCGGAGCACAT